GCATTTGGTGCGCTAGGTTGTGCAACAATATCCACAGTGACTATTTCAAAGTCACTAACTTTGCCGTTCATGTCGTCAACGTTACCGCTGCCACGACTTGAAACGCCGAGTTTCACACCACTCTCCAACATAGTTTTAACTAATTCACCCATTGGAGTTGGTAAAATCTTTAACTTTCCGAAACCATTAGCACCATCCATCCACATACTAGTAATCATATGTGATACACGGTCTAAGTTAATCTTTAAGTCATCTGGGTGATCTACTTCACCCAATACAGAGTAACCACTTGTAATTTGCTCATTTAGAGTTTGAACGGCAGACTCAATTTCAGACACGGGGTAAACACGCTCATTTGCGTTCTTTACCCCGCCCTGAATGAAGATACCTTTCATATAAAGGTTCTTCTTGTCGCCTTCACTGACAGATTCAACAACCATACCGGCTCGGTCAAATGTCAGATGCTCCTTGAGATACAAAGCCATTGCTCTCAGATTCCTTAAATACGTCTTTTAGCAGGAGTTCTACGTGACTCTGCTACTGGGCTACGAACTTTACCTGCTTCGTCTTTAGTGACTGGCTTAGGTGCGGCTGTTAAGTCTGCATTGTTTTGAGCTGGAGCATTTTTGAATGATCCTGCACCTTTAACAGATGTTTCACCTTTTGCATATGCATTGCTAGGACCTTTTGGTCCTGTTGGAACTGATTCACTAGCACCAGAGAATTTAACTGGCTTAGAATCCATCCCAGCTTGACCGCTGTTAGCATCTACTGTGCTTTTATTTTGCACTCCATTGTCACCGTGAGTTACAGAAACTTTCTTTAGTGTGATAGCTTCCATCATAGGATCTTCTTCACCACCCATGTCGTCCATATCACCCATTTCATCTCCGCCCATGTCATCCATGTCGTCCATACCTTCTTCATCACCCATATCATCATTACCCATGATTTCTTCAAACTCAGCCATTAACTGGTCTAATTTATCTTCTAGGTCAACAACACGGTCTTCTAAACCTTCTTCTCCGCCTTCTTCGCTGTCCATTTCAATGTCAACAGCTTCTTCACCGTCATCATCCATGTCAGCGATATCAAATTCTTCATCTTCTGCTTCTGCCATGCCTTGTTCTTCACTACCGATTTCATCTAATAAATCTTGTACTTGACCAGAAGGCTGGTTCATCATATCATCTTCATCCATCATTGACTCATAGATTTCGCGGCTTTTTTCAACTACGATATCGTGAAACAATGCACGTGCTTGTTCTTCGTTCTCATTGATAATCAAATCAATCAGTTGTTCAAATTTTTTATTATCCATTGATGTTCTCCTAAGTAAATGGCTTTGTATTATATTTAGTGACTGCCATAAAAAAACGCTCAATAAGAGCGTATTTTTTACGTTTTTGCCTAGAATAAGGCTTTTTTATATTATAGTTGAGGTTGATCAGGTTTTGGCTGACTATATTGTGCATGAATCTTTTTAAGATAGCTAGCCTTTTCATAATTTCTAACATCATTCATCTTACGTAATTTACGAATCTGGCGTAATGTTAATTTAGTTTTACGGCTTTCTCTCCACTTTGGTTTGCTGTTATCAGACTCAACATCTTGATAACCTTCAATAGCGGGTGTAAACATTTCAAATAAGTGCATATGTTTATTTATCTTAAATCTGTCCAGGAGCACCGCCAGGCGTATTACCTGCCATACCGGCTGCGTCATTACTGACTGGACCTGCTACTTCCATACCATCCAATCCACCTTCTGGTTCAGGTGCATTCATATCTTCACCGGTTTGTGTATCAGATTCAATATCACCCACTGATACACCAATACTACGTAAATCACTACCTTGTGGGTCAATTTCAATTTCTTTATCGTTTTCTTCACGCCACATTTTCTCATTCTTACTGATTTCTTCTTCAGTTAATCCCAAGAATCGTTCCATAGCAAAACGCTTACTTATATATGGATACTGTTCAATCGCAGTAAATGAACCAATTCGTGCTGTATCTAACTCACTTTGACGATAAGCCGCAAAGTTTTGTGGTGGATTAAACTGTAATTGGAATAAACCACTATCAATATTCAGTCCTCTCCAACGTAAGAATAACTTAAATTCTTCATCTAGTTTTTGGCTAATATACTTCTGTAGTCGTTCACAATATTGATTGAAGCGAAACTCTTGGATCATAGCTGTACCCACTCGTCCATCACTCATTGGGGTAGGGTTGTCATCAGGGCCAGTTGGAAGATAGCTACTTGGAACACGTAAACCACGTGCTAATCTGTTGTTAAAGTAACGCAAGTCATCAATTTCACCCAAATTTTGTCCACCGGGTAATACTTCAACACTTGATCCTCTTCCGTCAGCAGTAACTGGGAAGAAGTAATCTTCATTCATACTTAATGGGTTGTATGACGCATCAACTACACTACCACCACCATGTGTGCTTGGAATACGTCTTTGATGAATCTCATTCTTAATACGCTCAACAAAAGCCATAGCTAAGTGACTTGGCATATTACCAACGTCAATCTTAAACATTCTACGTTCCGGTGCACGTTGTACACGATAGATAAGAACCGCATCTTCTAATAATTCTTTTTGTTTATATACCTTAAAGACATTCTCTAAAATACTCTGTCCAAAGGGCCAGAAGCGGTCTAAACCTTCTGTTAAGCTTAAATGAACAACATGTTTAGCATCAATGGCTGCTTCGCTTTGACCTAATGTAAAACGACTACCCGATGTATTATATGGCATACTTGGAACAGTATATCCGCCACCTGCTCCGCCACCTCCTGTACCGCCCATACCAGTTGCTGGATTAGCGGCAAAATCTGTATTAGTTTTAGTAGCTACTGACAAGTTCTGTAAGTTAATATTAATATCTTTAATAACATATTGTTCAGGCTTTTTACCTTCACTTTCGTTCACAATAACTTTAATAACCTTAGTCATATCTACCCAATATAACTTAAAATTTTCCGGGTCACGTACAAATATCTGATCACCAAACTTAATTGTATTACGGAAGATTTTGAATGTTCTAGTCTCAAATTCGTTTAATTTACACCATTGTTGTAGTTGAGTTTTTAATAGTTCAACTTCATGTTGTGTTGGTTCATCTTTGAAATCTAAGTCAAAGGGAGTTTTATTATGTTCGTTTGTTTGTGTACTGAATTCAGATATAATGTCTAAGCAAGCATTAATCTCAGCGTCAACGTCCATCATTTCATATTGATTATAGCGTTCAATACGATTTGGGTGACCTGTATATACTTCTGGTAAACGGCTACGATAGTTTTTGTAACCCATTTCAGCGTTGTTATACCCGCCAGTATCACTACCGTTTTGTCCAGGGCTACCGTTCCATGCACCGGTATTGTTATTAAATCCAGAGATGGGACTGGACATTCCAGATTTATTAGAGAAGCGTTTTTTGTATGTCATAGTAGATACTTTATCTAGTATTTAGTGTTAAACCCTAGAATGCTTTAATAATTCAGCCTGTACATCATTACTACTTGTCAGTATAGATATCATCGTACTGAATTTATCATCCATAATATTGTATAGGTCGACTAATAATCTACTGTCAGAATCACTTGCAGTAGTGGTTGTCGGAGTAGCAGTAATAGTAGGCAACTCCGAACTTAAATTTTCTTTAGTAACATTTTCTAATAACGTTTTAACTGCCTTTAATTGATTTTCTGGAACTACTGCTTCTTTACCATGCAACATTACTGGATATCCAGATTCCGGGCCGTCAAATACACCTCCCATTTTTGCCATTTCAATATGAGGAGGATCATTTGGAATAGTGTTAAATCCGTACTTAGTTAACAATCCAGTACTGGCTAGGTCCGATACTTGATTTCTATTTAAATCTAATGCTCTGCCGTAGTTGTGTCTACTTCTTCCGGGAGGAGCTACCGGATTGCCTTGTGAGTTGCGTCTTTTATTAGGGTTGTTAGGATCAGGCTTAGCATCATCCCACATTTGTTGCTGTTCTTCTACATCACGCATTGCGGCATTAATTTGTACTGGCTTGCCGTATTCAGCAATCATATTTATAAAGCTATCTTTAACTGCAGGGTCTAATGCTTCAAAATGAGTTTTATCTCCTAATGCATCACCTTGAAACTTAATCAACCTCATTACATCATCGGGTTTAGTAACTGTTGCAGTGGCTGTTGCTGTTGCTGTTTTTGTTGAGTCTTGTGGTAATGTTGGTTCGGGAACATTACCGCCTACAGCTAATAACTGTTTACGTTTTGATTCTAAGTTTGCAACATAATCTTTATTAGATTGATGTTGCATATTGTTTGATTTAGTAAACCTATTAAGTTCTTTTTCAACTTTACTAAGTTCAGATGATTCTCCCATTTGTTTTTGCTGGGTAATAGGTGCGGTCGCCGGTACTGTACTTGGTGACATATTTCTTGTTACAGTAGTAGCGGTATCTTTGGATTTAACCGGCACTGCAGTTGGTGACATACTTCTTGTTACAGGAGTAGCGGTATCTTTGGATGTAACCGGCACTGCAGTTGGAGTAGCAGTAGGAGTAGCGGTATCTTT